ATGAATTGATTGCCTTCTCGAGTCTTGCTTCGAGCTCGAAGAGTGGTCCAGTATAGGTACGTCGATGTAAGCAATCAAGCGCCTCTTGGAACCAAGTTTGATCAAGCAGCTTTTCGGCATAGCCAGAGGCGTTTGACTTTGCGTCCGAGATATCTTGTGTTGATGGGTTAGACATTGTGAAAACCGGCTGTTGTTTTTCTTACTATTCGCTACAACACGCATAAATAAATTTCTTCACTCACTTTTGTCAATAAAAATTTTTGTCACGTTAATCGTTATGAGGTCACTAAACGAATAAGAGAAAAAAGATCGTCATACACGTTGACACTGCGCACTGCACCGCAACATAGGATGAATCGAACCGTTGCAGAGGACTATACTCGGGTTGTTACTCAAGTAAACAATGCATACTCCACTGGACAAAAGCAGACGTCAATGAAGATCAGAAAAGACGTTTATGATCCCGTGAGGGAAATGTTGTTGACGAGCGACAAGGTGGAAAATATCGAGAAGATCGACTTTGACACCGATCACTGGTTTGTCACGTTTAGGATGCGCCCGACAAAGCTAGTGTCTCCAGTCACAGTTGTGGAAAAGATAACCGCTCCAGCTCCCAAGGACCCGGTTGTCGAGATTTTCAGCAAGGGCGACCCCAAGAAGGCAAGCGACAGCTCTTCAGCAGACAAGGCGCAAATAGTCATTCCAGATGGCATGAGGCTTTGCAGGGGGCGATGTGCGACGGTTAAGAAGATTGACGACTTTGGATTCTACTGTCGTGGCAAGGATAAGAGAATGCCCAAATGCAAAGAGTGCGTAAACGCCGAGAACAAGGAGCGCTACCGCGCTACCAAGAAGGAGAAGAGCGAGCAGGACGAGACGAAAGATCCGACGCTCAAGAGGAAGCGAGGGCGTCCGCGCAAAGAAGATGATGACTCCAAGCCAACTCCACACACCAAGAAACGAAGACTGGTCGAGCCTCCATCAGCAGAGGACATAATGCTGTCGATTGTCAAACACTCGGCTTCCGAGGGAACAGCGACATCGACAATGTTTATGCTGATTCAGGTGTTGAGCAAGGTCGAGCGGATCGAAAAATTTCTGAGCTCAATGCAGCATGTCACAGATAACACACCTAGTTACTCAGATGAACAAGTTGTCAAAGACAAGGAGGACACGAAAGAAAAACAGACGGTTGAGTGACAGTGCCAAAGATGTCATCTCTGCAGAGTCGGCTTTTGCGAATTTACAAGGAGAGGGCGGCCAAGGAGTCGCCAGCAATTGTTGTTGGTGGAGCAACTATGGCTCCAGTCACCATCGTCGAAGCCAAGCCGCGCAAGCGTAAGAGAATGCAATCTGCTGGTGCAGGTGTTGTGGGGGGAGCTGCAAAGCAACAAGATGACGAGCGAGAACTTGGACAAAAGTTGTTGGAGCTAGCCATCGGAGCTGGCCTCGTGGGCGGGGCGGCATCGAAGACAAAGAAGCGCAAACGGGTGGCTGCAATAGACGCAAGTCAACACACGAAGATCTCAGTCACACCGGATGTCGGTCAACACAAGTCAAAGCGACAAGAGGCGGCCAAGCATAACAAATGGATTATTCACGTGAAGAAATATCAGCAGATGCACCCAGGAGTCACTTGGGCACAGGCGCTGAAGGACGCACAGTCCTCATACACCCGCTAGTTGGCGCTCATTTGCATCACATTAATTCTACTTGTCACACAAAGTTTTTGTTACTTTCATGCGTAAAATCTATTTCATTTTCCTCGTCCTTGAAGGATCGATTCTATACTGTTGTCCTGACAGGATGCTGAAAAGATATCAGATCTTGACGGACCCTACAAAGAAAAGGAATAGGAGGCCGCGTTCACCTTGACCTGCTGACGACTGACTATTTAGGTCATTTGAGCATACGATCACAATGAGAGCATACTTCACATTCAATGAAACGAATTACCCAGTCGCATTCATCAGATGCATGGGTGATGGGCGATTTGCACCAACAGAGGAAAGCGACTTGGATGGAAAAACGCTTTATATTGTCATGGACGAGGCTAATCATGAGAATAGACGAGACGACCGCATACAAGATCTTCTCGACGCGCACGGTTTGAGCGACGGCGACGATCAGAGCGAGTCGTTCATCACTGATCCAATTCAGCTGTTGAAGCGCTGGGCAACCAAAAAGTCGACTACAATGGGACGAAAGCTCACCAAGAAGAAGTTCGCGCAGGCTGTCCAAGACATTGAGGATTTGATCGATGGAGAGATTGACGAGGAGGAGATCTGTGACGAGGCTCTGCAAGCGATTGAAAAGGCCGAGGAGAATGCGCAGGGAGGAGGCGCTTCTGCATCCAGCGGAGTTGGCGCTCGAGAAGTAAAATTTGTGGAGTGCACTCTCTCTCCTATCCTGTCACCAGTGGATGGGCCAGCAGGGCGCGATACCGGATACATTAGCGCCCCGTCTGGTGCGGGCAAATCGACCGTGTGTGCCAAGATGGCCGATCATTGGCAATTCTCCAATCCGCACGTGCAAGACAAGGTGTACATATTCAGCCGCGTCAAGTCAGACCGAGTTTTGGACGCATTGGAACCCAAGCCCAGGAGGATCATAATCAACAACGACTTTCCAGACATTATTGCCGACCCCGAGAGCAATGAAGCAATCATTAAACAGCTGGAGGGCGGGCTGGTGATTTTCGACGACATTGACACCATCACTCCAAAGAAGCTTGCCGAGTCAGTTCAACGATTTCGAGACGATCTTCTCGAGACTGGAAGACACCACGACATAACAGTCTTGTCGACATCGCACCACGCATCGAACTGGAAGTCGACTCGCACGTGCTTGAACGAAGCGAGCTTTATTATCATCTTTCCTCAAGGAACGATGTACGGCACTAACCGACTGCTGAAGGAGTACTGCGGATTAGACAAGGAGCAGATCAAGAAGATTCTGACTGCCTTGCGCAGTCGTTGGGCGCTAATCCACATCAAGTATCCGCGCTATGTTCTGTACGAGCACGGAGCCTACATGCTCTAAGTCTGTCTCGATACTTTACAACGCGCGTCGTGCATGAGCATGGACATTCTAAATAGCCTGGAGGATCTGTCTGCGCACGAGTAGTGGAAGACAGATCTGATCATCTTTCTATCATAAAGAGATGCGCGTAAAATTGCACTGGCATTCGAGACATCCTCAGAGGATTCACTGTTGCAGACGACGCGATATAGTTCAGCCAGCGGACGACAGATTCTGACATAATCTGTTTTACAAAAGAAGTTCCGTGCATCTGACAAGCACCTAAACCAGCATTGTACTGCTCCGTCGCTTTTGCAGTAGCGTCCGTTCGGAAAGTCTTGATCGAAATATTCGTTGCGCTTGAAGTAGGAGTTGGCGCGAATTCGCTCAACAAAGTATTCGATCTGCCTGCGGTTGTCGTGAAATTCATCCAACAGCTGGCGGTGTATTCTCTCCTGATTGTTCGGCGCAGCATACTCGTTGATGATACTGATCAACGGCTTGGGCAGATTTGACTCTCTAACGCACTTGAGACGCCTTGTCAGCCTTACTTGCTCCACCAAATATCGCTGCATATTGTGGTGTGGATGCCCAGCGCACGTATATTTCTCTTTTGCGCGGGTCTTCGATATAAGGGGCAACGCTCCTTACTTACTTACGGATATGTGTCGATGCAGTAGACAACTGTATAGGTAAAGGTGCTTCCTGTGCCACCGGTGGCTGGACTGGTGGCGGCGACGTTGAGGCAGAGCGGCTGGTTGGTCATGACGGACGAGTTGAATAGTGCCGTGGCAGTGGGCGATGGGGTAAGAAAGTCGAGGATGCTGTTTTGCACGACGTTAGTTTGAAAGAAGGAGCCGCTGTAATTGGTAGAGGCTATTTGTCCACCAACGGCGGACGTTCCCCAGTAGAGTGCAAGGGGTCCACCGAGGCTGGCAAACGGCGTTCCACCATATTGGACCTTGAGGAAAAAGTGAATCGGACGCATGTACTGTCCCGCTCCTGGACTAGGCACCAGCTGGATAGCAGTGCCCGTTGTGTTCATGTTGATAAAGGAGCTCAACGAGAAGGAACCACTCGCGCTAAGAACGGGTGATGCTCCTGCGCCAGTGTTTGTGATGGTGATGGATCCAGCTCCATTGCTCACCGAGATGCCACTACCCGCAGTAATCGTCGCTGGCACGGCCGGCAGCTGTGTGCCCTGTCCAATGTACAACTGCCCATTTGCAAGGCCCGACTGTCCCACCGACATGCTCGTCGTTGTCACACTCTCTGATACGAGATTTCGCCACGTGGCGCTACCCGGTGTTGGGAAAGGTCCGCTTGACAAGAGCTCCGTCAGAGACATTAACCCTATTTGTACTCTTTTCTATTACGGCAATTTGACGGGGTCGCAGGGGTGCACCGCACCCTTGCTTAGACGGCGTAGGTGACGGAGAAGGGGTTGAATCCGGCGACCTGACTAGAGGGAAAGGGGCTCTTGCCTGCGTTGGAAATGACCATGACGCCGTTGGTGCCAATGGTGAAGACGCCAGTGACAAGGGTCCCATTGGCGGTGACGACGGTGGGGATGTCAATGGATACTCCGAGGGTGGTTGGACGATAGGCGGCGGCGAGTGCCTGGCTGCAGGTAAATGCAGCGCTCGCTGCGGAGCTCACGGGTGTGGTACCGGTGCTCGTAATGGTAACTTGCTTGCCGACGCGCCGAACGAGTATGTTTGAGACGGTGCTAAAAGGCCCAGTCCATGATACAGCCGTCGACTCCTCGGAGTAAAAGGTGAGCGGCGCCGCTGTTGCACCTGTCGCGCCGACGCTGAAATTGAGGGCACCGATCGGTGTGGCGGTGCTGCCCAGGTTGTTAGCATACACGTTGGCAAACCGCAGCGTCGTCTCGCCAATGTTGTACGCATTGTCGACCAGCGGATAAATGTCTCCACTCATCTGCAGGGCATTCAGAGTCAGCGTGTTGGCTACCAAACTGTACGCCACCAAACGCCTCCACTCTCCACCGCTAGACGTCGGCGTCGGATACGGCCCAGTGTCCAAAATCTCACTAAGCGACATACTAAGGGAGTGCTTCCCTTTTTTCTTTACTGTCTAGTAGAAGGAAGATTAAAAGAAACGTAGTTTCTTCATGGCGATCAACGAGCTTCTCGCACTAGGACCGTTTCCTAATCCAGGTGACGTGTCTTGGCGCAGTATAGTTGGTGAAAGCGTGTCTGCACAAACGATTAGCGCGGTGGAATCGGTGAAAACAACCGCAGTGGAAGCAACAAATGCCGCACTCACCGCTCCTGACTACCAGATCTTGTTTAGCGCAGGTTTGGGGACACAGCTGACAGTTGTCCCAACGACTACGAATTCAATGCAGCTGACAGTGCCCGACACCTCTGCTTATAGTGGTGGATCTGCCAACATTCAGCTAGCATGGGCCGGACAGGTGGCAAACTTGACATCTACATCGACTTACACTCCTTCTACGCCAAACGCACTGGTGTCAATGGGTGTAGGCATCTCTACAGGAATTAAATGCGGACCAAGTGGCATCATTCGTTCATCGTCCACGACTAGCGTTGCGATGTTGTCAGGTGGGCCTACCACCAAGGGATATGTGCAGCTGTATTTGAATACCAGTAACGTTCCATCGAGCGGGACATCTGTGGGCGGTGATGTCGCCGGTGGAGCGATTTCTGTTGTTACTGCTAGCCAGACAACTGGCGTAGTTCAGCTAAATGTTGCTGCGTTCGACGGAGGATGCTGGAGCGGGTTGACTCCTGGAGTGACCTACTACCCATACATTGCAGTCGCTACCACTGTTTCGAACGAAGTAGAATTTGGAGGCACTAGTCTGTCTCAGCCAAACACTTCAATTACGGCATTGACAATATAAAGGGGTTAAAGGGGCGCAAGCCCCTTATTGTATGTTCATCTTTCTTTCTCCGTTGCGCGCATTGATCATTGCCTCGGTCAAGGCAGTGACTATCCAGTCCGAGTCGACTGATTTGATGAGCTCCTTTTCATACTCTGACGCGAGCGCTGGATCCGACTTGACAACCGACATGTCAAACATGGCGCGAAACTGTTCTATAGTCATACCCCGCATAACGACGCGAATGGCAGCCCATCGTCCACAGGTCGCCGATCGATTGGTGCGCCAAGGCATTTGAAACACCGAGTGGTTTTGAACGAGCTTCAACGAGTTGGACGAGCAGAAACTTTGTAGCACGGGAGCAATCCTTTCACTGAGGGGCGACGCCCCTTTAACTCCCTTTAACGCATAGTCGATTGGTAAGCCATACGGATCAAAGTACTCTACGAGGCGGGTTGGATGCCTGAGAATGGACACCCAGTGTCCATCAGCGCTCGCTCCACAAGTATTTGTATTGCTATTCTCGTACAGCACAACACAAGCCATTGGTTGTCCATCCGGTAGCGTTTCATCCAACAGATTTGGCATTGATGCAATAAAGTCTTTACTCGTCATAATCCTCACCTTGTCTCGCCCGCCGCAAATGTCTTCGATCGCCTCGCCCGACAGCTCATTCTTCATTAGCTCTGTAATCGCGTCAACAATCATGTAGGGGTACTTCGCACCCCTATGACCCTTTTATTTTACTTTTTAAACAATTAAAGGGGTTGAAGGGGGTGCAGCGAAAGCAAACCCCCTTAGAAGAAAAGAAGCACTTATGGAATCAGCTGTAGCGGATCACAAGGGGCAACTGCCACTCACAGACTCTATCGCAAAAGCTGCCGAGCGCGCCGGATCGCATGGACCTGGGCACGGCCCGATGTTTGGCTCGCTCGATTCATCCTTCCACATTGTGCTCGACGTCATTTCACGCCTGAATAAGTCTCTATCCGTCATCTTCGAGCGAGTCAAGATAATGGAAGATAGGTTGGACAAACTCGAGAAAAAGGGGTTTCATCCTATAAAAGTCGAGCAAGAGGATTAGGGGTTTCACCCCTATAAGTAGGAGGGTGAATAAAAAAGGAAGATTAAAAGAAACGTAGTTTCTTTATGTCGATTGCTGAAATTCTCGCCACAGGCCCATTCCCGCAGACGTCTAGCACGGGCGGTGTGGGATGGCGCTCGCTCGTTGCTCAGTCTGTTAGCTATCCGGGCGCACAGCGATCGTGCGCACAAACGTCCCTCTCTCAAGCACAAGTCACTGGTATGTACGCTGCGCCCGTTCAACTCGTACCTGCACCCGGCGCCGGGCTTCTCATTGTTCCGGTTGCGGCAACCATCAACTATGTGGGTGGATCGGCTGCCTTTGGTGTCGGTTCGGGCGGTGCAATCCAGATTCAATGGGGCAACACTAACCACGCTGGTGGTACAAATGCCATGTCTGCCACACTTGCTGCTGCATCGCTCACCGGTGGAGTAACAAACAATATCAGCGTCCTCTCAGGCTCACCCGCCGGAGGCACTGTGACGAGCGCGGGTGCAATCAATCAAGGCTTGTATCTCACCAATGCAACGGGCGCGTTCACCAATGCTGGCGCTGGCGCCACTCTCTCCATCATGGTCGACTACCTCATCATCAGCTGCGCTTAAGGTAAGGGGCTTGCGCCCCTTATAAACCCCGCTGGTTGTGTCAGAGGGGATCAAAAGGGCGCCAGCCCTTTAACAACCCTCCCAGTCGCTAGACATGTGCGGATCGCTCCAAATTTCAAATGTTGCACGTCTCGCTCGCTGACGCGTCTCGCTGTCCAAATCGGTGTTGTCTGCAATTTCACACAAGCGAGAGTGAGCATCTATGGATGTTAGCATAAATGGCAGCTCAATCACTTCGAGCCACCGCCTCTCAATCACGCTCGAATCACTTGTGCTGTCCTTCAACTGACACGAGTATCGGATGACTGTCTGAATCAATCCCTTATCATCTCGCGTGAACAGGGGACTATTGCTTACCTGCCCAGACTCGAGTATGTGTATGAGCATGATGGACACCATGTCTTGATTTCGACTGCGATACCAATCACACTCGGCAGCTGCCTTGACAAAGCTCAGATACTCTCCTACCTGTTTTCTAAGCAAAGTGTCACCAATCGCATCCTCTCCTTTCATACGTACTAGTCTGGAAGCCACCCTTTCCCGCGTTGGTCTCTCCTCACCGCGATACAATCTTCTGTGGTATATCGAGCGTGGATTGAACTCAAAGACGTAGTAGAACGACTCGAGATAGCCGAAAACGATTTTCTTCACTCCCTCTGGCAATTGCGAAAGTCCTGTGATGCTTGCAGAAGACATGATCATGTTCGTCACTTAACTTTTTTCTTCATGTTCGTTGGTAGTGTCAATGACAAATTTGTTACGAGAGCATGAACATGAAAACGAAAAAATAAAACATGACGCGTTTACCCCACATTCCAAAGCCGATCATTGCACTCATTTGCGAGTATACCGACGAAGAGGTTCTCGGTGTCGCAAGATACGATGGAGCGCGTCTGTTCATGACTAGAATCTGCAGGCGTCTGCAGAAGCGAAATGGATGGCCAGATGACAAGTGGTACGAGCAGACAGTCGTGATTCAATCACCAATCACCGATCCATCGACACTTGCAAGAATCAATCGCAACTGGCCCCTTCATCCACTCATGATCTGGTCAATCAATCATCTGGTCTTCCCCGAGCTACGCAACAGAATAATGCTGACACTAGGGGTAAGGGCTGCGTCCTTATGATCCCTCTGACTCATCCAGCGGGGTTTATAAGGGGCATCGCCCCTTAGTTAGAGTCCGAGGCGCTTTCTGCGAAACATGAGCTTGATCGATGCATAGTCTCCGGGATTCATGTAGACTGGCGAGAGATTGGCGTCCGAATCTTGCCAGAACACCTGAATAGACAGCGAGCGCTGAGCCGACGATCCCTTCATATCGATCAAACGGTACGGCCCATTTGGGTAATACTGCAGCGGCGCGCGGTCGATCGCGCTCGTCTTGTCGGGCTCAAAGTCGGTAATCACAGCCAACGTCGAGTTGCTCGAAGATTGAGTCGATGTGTTGCCCGTGCCTGGTGCGGTCGACTGTGGAACAAACTCGGTCGAAATTGGCAGCGAGCCGCTCACAAACACGAGACTCTGAAATCTCGACCAGTACCAAGTGCTCGTCGTCTCTTGCGTGGTCTGCAGCGCATTGTACGGATAGGTTCCACCCCACGGATTGTTGCCTCCAACGCCATTGGTGCTGTTTGGATCGTTTTGAATCGCCACAATGTTGGGCGCCTGTCCATTGTTTGGCCCAATCACAATCTGCTCCCAAAATATCGAGTTCGTACTGGTGCCGTTCGCAGTGACTGCCTCGGACGGCATCGTGTTGAAGAACGGATATAGCTGAGGATTGAACAGCAACAAGGCACCAGTTCCCACTGCTGAGCCTGCCGACAGCGAAGGGGACCACGCTGCAGCAATCGCTTCTGCATACAGCGAGAAGATAGCCTGACCGGCACCTGCATTGCTCGACGCGGCCGAGTTGTTTCTCGAGACAAACGGTGCGTGCGTTGCTGGAAATCCTAGATTCGCGGCTCTTAGCGCAGTAAAGGCGCGAGCGATCGACGCATTGACGCACATGATAAAGTTCCAGTATTCGTACACACTATATGCAAACGGACCAGTTGTGTAAATACCGCCGTCCTGTGCAAGCAGTGTGTCGGTAAACGATGCACCGTTGTACTGCAACTGAACCTGATATGCACCGGGCTGAAACACAAACAACGGAATGTTGTTAGTTGGAATCTTGAAGCGCACCACGCTCATGTAGTACTCGCTCGGGTTCTCCAAAAACGGCTCCGTTCGGCTGTCATTGAACTCGACCGTAGAGTAGTACGTCTGCTGCACCGGCACCGAAACTCGCGAGTTGTAGTAGAGGTGATCATCACCATCGGTCGTCCACTCGTTAAATGCGTTAAGCGACGACATCTTCTGCTCGCTTTGCCCGATAGTCCACGCGTATCTCGGCTCTCGTAACATAAGAAAGAAACTGCGCGCGAAAGTGCTTTGATCCTCCTTTTTTAGTTAAAGGGTTATGACAAGACGTGCCAAGTCCTCGACTGTCTCGACTGAGAGGGGAGGCTCATTGGCGACTCGACTATTCCAACGAGCTAGCAACACGTATCGCAAGGCTGTTTGCGGAGTCGACCAGAGCGGCAATCTGCGATCTAGACCGCTCTACGATGGCGAGATACATCCGGGATGCCAAAACTTTACTGGGCCGGGCACCAGAGTCGAATTGCCAGAAGTAGCCGACTTTGAACCCTACGACCCTGTTGACGCATGCTCGAAAATACACGACTTGGACTATCAACGCGCAAAACAGGAACCTGACCCAGAGAAGCGAGCATTATTGATTCGCGAAGCAGACGAACGAGCTGTCAAGTGCTATGACAAGTTCAAAGACGTACAACCAATTCAATCGATCGCCAGAGCCGGCATACACGGAAAACTCACTGTCGAAAAACTCATTTCCGCTCTCAAGGGCAAACCAACTGTCCTTTACGGTGGACGACTAGGCGACAAAATTGTCCTCGTTTACGATTAGGGGGTTTGCACCCCCTATAACCCCCGCCGAGTGTGATAAAAATATTTTGTGAGCACGGTGACAAAGCGTTAGGAAAATAAAAGGAAGATTCGGAGCACATAGCATGAGTAACTGCCCTGTGCCGCTCTCGCTCGTCAAGGTTCTCGAGCCGCGTGTGGATATTGCTGAGTCCAAATCGGAGAGGCAGTACGCCATTTTGAGTGGTGCCGACTATGTCAACTTTCAACCCATCACTGCAACCTCATCGTCCAACAATAGCTTCGTATTCAAAGTGACGCTGAGTGAAGACACGATCATCGATCGCAAGATGTACGTGCAAGGGCAGTTTCAAGTGACAATGACTGGATCGACGGCAGACGCGTCAGCGCTCGGGCAGCTCGGAACATTTGATGCACCTCGTGCATTTCCGCTCGCTCAAATCACCGACACGCTGACCGCGCAAATCAACGGACAGAACTTCAACATCAACCCGCGTGATGTTGTCAATGTCATGAGTCGATACGGCAGCTTTGATCGAGACACTCGCGACAAGGACTACTCGATGACTCCGACTAAACTTGACGAATCCTACTTGTACACTGACCCACAAGTCGCTGCCACTCCACGTGACCCTCTGCGCGGTTACGGCAACAATCCGTACGAGGTTTGTCGAGGAGGATTTGCTGGAATCACACAAGTCAGCAACACATCGAATCAAGCAGTGTGGACTGTGACTTTCTGCGAGCCATTGTTCATCTCACCGCTCTACTACGGTAAAGAAGATGCCCCCGGCTTGTTTGGAGTTCGTCAACTCGGCATTCAAATGAACTTCATGTCCAACCTACAGCGCGTCTGGTCTCACTCGACCGGAAATGATGGAGTTGCTCCTTCCAACCGTGTCGTGCAGCTTCCGCTAACCATCAACATGGTCTCCATGACACCACAGCTGCTCATGTGCGTACTGAAACCAAAAGTGACGCACATTCCAAAGAGCCTTCTTGCATACCCGTACTACCAGGTCGATCGACTCAATGCGCAAGTGACTCCGAATCCAGTTCCTGCTGGCACAGCCTTCTCTGTCCTATTCCCAGCCTCTATGCTTCAGACGATACCGAAGCGCGCGTACATCGCATGTCGAATCAGCGATGCGGCGCAAGACTGCACCACAACTGACTCGTATGCTGTCATCACAGGCATAAACGTCACCTTCAACTCCGTATCTGGTATCTTGTCTGGTGCAACTCAGCAAGATCTCTACAGAATGAGCGTCGAGAATGGATGCAATATGAGCTGGACGCAGTGGAGCAAAAAGGTCGGCGCACCACTTTGCATCGAATTCGGCAAAGACATTGGCTTGGGTGATATCTACGCTCCTGGTGTTTCGGGCAACTTCAACTTCCAGTTCACTGCCCAATTCGTCAACCCATCAACTGCTGCGGTCAACTACACGTGCTACTTGATCATTGTGAGCGAGGGTACAATGACGATCAACAATGCTACTGTTCAGTCGACAATCGGTGTCATCTCGCCAACAGACGTGCTCAACAGCCAGGAGAAGAACTTCCCAACTGTCAAATACTCGAGTCTGGAGAATATGCACGGCGGATCGTTCTTCTCGAGCATCGGCTCGTTCTTCAAGGACAAGGTCATTCCAATTGTCAAGGACGTGCGCAGGGGAGCCGAGGCGTTGGCAGACACTGGATTGCTCGGCAAATTCACCGCACCAATCAAGTCTGCAACCGAAATCGCCAAGTCGCTCGGCGCGGGATACATCGGATCAGAAAGTGGTGCTCGATATGGTGGAGAAATCAACATGCAACCGAGAGCGGCACCAAAACAACGCAGAAAGAAGTTGCAACTCGTGTAAGGGGCGCTTTCTCGCCCCTTATGATCCCCTCTGACTGTACCTACTCGATGCGACGTCTCTTGCACGACTCGTTTGACAACTCTTGTCTTGCGCACTCTAGCACTGCTTCTGTAAGATCAGACGCCTTGAAGCTCAGGTTTTGCTCTTTCGTAATCTCACGCGTCTTGTAGTGTCCAAACGCGTGGCTTTCGACTGTGTTCACCCAGTATCGCTTGTCATCAAGTCCGGCGCGCGGAATGCATGTTCGGACAGCCTCGACCGTGCACAACTTTTGCTTAAACGATCGAATCGTCGACTGTGTGACCATCTTGTTCTTCACAGATCTCTCGTCGAGCGCATCCTCGAAATCTTTTTCTAGCACTATTTGCGCATTCTCAACCACCGCTCGGCTCGTGCCCTTGATCGTCTTGTTCAGCTTGCCTGACTTTTGCTTCAACATGTACAACTTGGGACGAATGAAGATTGCCTTGACAATTCTGTCCATGCCCTTCTCGTCCTTCATTTTACCAAGTGCGCCCGCATTCTTCTCCCCGTTGTTGATGTACAGCGGATGATTCTTACCTGCTGGCGTGTTGCCATAGACGCTAAAGTCCCAGTGATCTTTGATGTTTGGCTTATTCAACTCATAGTGCAACGGAGTGACCTCATCCTCGTTGTACCCATTCTTGTGCATCCACTCCCAATACTCGTCTGAGTACTCTGCTTTGATCTCGTACATGAGTGAGTCGGTGTCAGTGTATAGCACTTTGCAGCGATCACCAAAGTGAGGATGCATGACACCGTAGTGAAAGTCGGCCATCACCATCTTGCTCAAGCATAGCACCGCAGCACCCACATACTGCGGCTTGTCAATAACAACTTGCGTCTTGATCATTTCTACCATCATCACGCCAGGATCCGTGCATTCGTCTTCATCATCTGGATTGTCGTGCTTAGATTCAATGAGCACCTCGAGATGTTTCAGACGAGGAGAAGCTGTCTTGTTGATTGTCTTTAACCAGCATTTATCTCCTCTCTTTGCTTCGTGTGGTAGCAGGAAGATTAGACGTTTGTTGAGAGGATTCTCCACCGTCTTCCCGTAGTAGCAGTTGTTGCGATCCTTGCACATCTTCTCGGCAAACTTCATGCCCATTCTGGCATACTCGCGCCGCATCTTGATGTTCTCCTCCATATAAGACTTGAGCCAGGGCTTTTGCTTAAACTCGATCACCTTGTGAATCTTGCCAAGCGTCAATCCATGTCTAATGTAGCATTGAAGCTCAGATATGTGACAAAAGTAGTTGCTCTTGTCTAGCAATGTCCCAATTAACTTCTGGCAACCTTGCTTGTCACCAGCCTCTTCGTCGACATTTTTGCCGAGGATCTTCATCATCCTGCGCTTCTGATATGGACTAAGCATGTCTAGCCTCGATGACATCTTCTCGACTGCTAGCGGATACGAATCCAGTTTGTCGTGCAGCTTTTCGTCGAGTGGTACTTTGAGATCAACCACTAGGAAGTACGCCTTGTCAGACTTGGATAGAGTGGCGTCCATGAAGTTGTGTTTAAACATCCATCCATCCGTGCCCTGTCTCTCGATGTCGGCAATCTCGTTTGTACTTAGCTCTCTAAGGCCACCATACGGAAGCGGTCTACACATTACACCACTGTAAAGTCCGTTTTGGTCGCCGTAGATAATCCCAGTGTACCACTTCTTCTTGCCAGTGAGTGGATCGTGATCGATCCTCTCGTCGGACCGTCCTCTGAAAGCGCATGAAATACCGCCCTTGATGCCGTCGACAATCGTCTGGTACATGCTCTCCTGACCGACTGTAAACAACTCGACCTCTTGCTTGGAGAACTTGAATCCGCAGTCCCAGGTCAATCCTGGCAGTGTCCAATCATGGCATGGATCGAGTTGATACTTGTCATATGTATTGTTCCTGTATACTTCCATCGAATCCGCCAGCAGAACGACGTCTAGCACCAAATACAGCTTGGCGTAATCACGAAACTCGACCATCTGAAACATGTCCCAGACTTTTGTCGCCCATTTGTACTCGTCTTCAGACGCTCCCTTTAGCTGTGTCGATGAATAGAAGGCATCGATGGGTGGAAACTTCTTCTCGTCCAACTTCTCAAGCTCGTTGAACCACTCGTATGGGAATATTTGCTTATTGCAAAGCATGCTAAAGTCTGCGTCACTGATCTTTCGCATCGTCTGGGCAAACTCATTCATATTGGTCAACACCTGTCTGGTGATCTTCTTCTCGGAAACGCTCAACTTGCCAGACACCTCCTTGAGTGAATTCTGAAAGTGTTGCAGTGAGTCCTTAAACTGAAAGTGCTTGCCCCACGAGACGCCCATGAACTTTTCGCCGTTGGTTGCAATTGGCTTGACGTCTCTCGATGCCTTTATCTCTGCTGTACTGCCGTCTTTGCGTCCAAATCTCGATCGCGCATACTGCTTGCACATCTCCATCACTAGGAAGTGTGAATCGTAGCCCTTGGAGTTGTGAAAGTACACCGGTATCTTCTTTTCGCATTTGCGCGCCATGTTGCACTTGTTGCATGCGAGCCCTAGGAACTTGCCGGTTAAGTGATCGTGATCTCTGACAACTGGATTCTTTGACGTGCACATCTTCTCGCACATGTAGCATTCGGGATAATCACCGGAGTTATTGTACGCGATGTCTGCTTTCTTCTTTTCGTCGCCTTTCAGCCCCACGTCTTTCCACTCCATCAACCACTTGTTCTCGTTCAGACTCAACCACTCCAAAAACTTGGTTGCGCAGTCATACCCCTCGTAGTAAAAGTGCTGCCACGTGATTTGGCCGTTTATCACCACGACTGCAAACACCATAGCTGCTCTATGTATGTGCTTTTTCCATGAGTTTGACTTGCCCTCCTCGTATGTGCGTCGTCCTTCCTCCATCAGCTGCAGAGCGGCCTCAAAATCACCATATATCACCACAGGCATTTTAATCGTCTTGCCCCACTTGTCGAACTTGAGTATATGTTTGCCAGGCTCTTTGAATATCCGCTTGACGTCGTTTCCCATTGTAAAACACAACCTGCAGTGTTTATCAAGCTCTTGCTCGCTTCTAAAGCGTTGTGTGCAATGCTCGCACATAAACATCTTGCCGCGCTTCTTATCCGCTTCTGTGAACAGCCTTGCAAATGCCGAGAAGTTCGTTACGGCTATCCAGTGAAAGTTGTGCGCTGAATTGCCGAGCACACCCTCGACAACTCGTCGAGACGAAGCTGATGCCAGCTCATCCTTGAGTTGTCTAAGGCATACCAACCGCACAACCCTTCTGTTATCCTTGACATCCTTCTCATACACGTTACGCTCGCTCCAATGAAGTGTCCTAATCCTGTGCGCGTACTTGATACCCTTGGGGCATTTGGTTTTTAGTTCGTCGCCCTTCTTCACATCGATAGACCACGCCCGTATAACGATGTCTGGATTGTTCTTTT